TTATTACTCATAACGTTTTTAGTTTCTTGTTCTTTGGTTGATGCCCCCGAATCAGTAGTTCATCAGCGACAGAGAGAACATAACTGGATTTATTTTAAATGCAAGATTTTTTATTAATTTAAAATGCAGCTCAGAGTATTTTGCGCCAAATATCTCTTGAGACAATCCACCGCCCCAGAAACATAGTTACAAAAAAACCCCGTAAGTCACTGATAATCAACGACTTACGGGGCGCGGCGGGGCCGTTGGCCGTAACTCGCTGATTGTCAACGAGTTACTTTAAAATCTTTTCTTATTCTGCGTCGAGGTGATTTTGAAGAGCTTGCGCGTCTGCGGGTGAAAGACCATCCTCATCAGAAGACCATTCGGGATTGCGGTCACCCATGTCGTTGTGGATCTGCGCGAGCAAATCTTGCACTACTTCGTCCGTGGGGTTGAAGTTGCCAGCGCGAGGCCCATCGTCAAGCATATCGCGCAAGTCAGTTTCATTCATAGGAGGGAGGGTATCAACAATAGGATTTTGAACTGTCATGGCGGTAGTATGGTTCAGAATTTATGATGGGTCAACCTATAAAAACATTTTTTTTGATTTTAATGCAGCTCAGGATATTTTTCGCCAAATATCTTATGGGGCAATCCACCCCAGAAACGCAGTCAGAAGAAAGCTTCGTAACTCACTGACACTCAACGAGTTACGGCGAACCGCCCCGCGCCCGCCCGTAACTCCTTGACGCTCAACGAGTTACAGCGTTTTATCTAACCACAAAGAAACTTCCCATTTTCTCCGACGCTCCAAACCTTTTCGGATTTTTCCCGCTGCCATTCTATATTGAGGCATAACCACCTCAACGCTTTTATAGTTTCCATTATTGAGTCTATTCTTTTTTTCGCAGACGAGTTTGCGAAGTGAACCTTGACCACAGTTGAAAGTAAAACTTGTGAGTGATGCCAATTGGTTTTGAGTCAATGGAACTTTTACAATTCTCAAGACATGACTTTTAGCCAACAACAATTCTTCTTCTAACAGTTTTAATGCTTTCGCTTCTGTGATGGTATCACCCCACTTAACATTTTTGGTATGGCCATAGCCGATAGTCATGACTCCACCACTGCAACGATACGCCTCGGACTTAAAACTTTCATAGTGTTTGACCCTCGCAAACATTTTATCCCAAGGGGAAACCTCTTTTTTATAAACTCGATTAGGCTTAACAAGTAAAGGGACATTCTCTTGCTTTTGGATAATTGCGGGGAGGATCTCCATTGGCTCCTCAGTATTTAAGAGGAGATAAGCTGATGTGATTAGTAGTGTGATCATAAAAAGTTTTTTCATTTTATTTTAATTCCTCCAATTCAACTTTCAACTCTTGGCACTCTTTCTGGAATTGGCCTGAGACTTCGGAAGCTCTAGCGACCATCTTGTCCCAATTTTCTTCGGCCTTCTTCATTGCTTCTATTGCTTCCTGTGATTCTTTTGATAAGTTCATAGTGTTTGTGTCTGGAAAATTGGTCGCTCTAAAAGGAATTGCACCTTTGTCTTTCTCGCCCGAACCATTTGGGTTGCGGTGGCTTATGATTGGAGAGGCCGTGGAGAATGTTTTACTTTTTAAACTATAGAGCTTTCTTACGGGGGAGATTATAAGTGATTTGGGGGATGGGCGCAAGCCCTTTTTAAATTTATTTTTATCCTTTGAAGTAAAGGTTCAAAGCCTTTTCGGTGGGAAGATATTGATTTTTGTTTACCCAAGCAAAGCAAGTGATCAAGCCCAATTTGGTCAGAAGATCTCTGGAGTCGCTAGGCTGGCAATGCAATGCCCATTCATCTGGATAAAGTTCATCTTCCGTTCCCTCGACTCTGGCAGCAGGGCGACAGATTTTGATCAAGAGTTTAGCAGCAGAGAAGGGGAGTCTGGTTTGGTTCTGGTCGGACATGGGCATAGTATAAAGGAAAACCTTAAAAAAGAAAAGCTTTTTCTGCATCTTTTCTCATTTTTTTTTCTTAGAAAAAGACTTGACTCTCCTCTTGTTTGCTATAAAGCAAAATTCTTCGTAAGTCCTTGATACTCAACGAGTTACGAGCGAGCGACCCCGCCCCGCCCGTAACTCCTTGATACTCAGTGAGTTACGAGGGTTTTCTTATTAGTTGTTTTCTCGCGGATGTCAACCCAAAAGATTAATTTAATTCAAAAAAAAAGCTCCCTTTCGGGAGCCTTGTGTGGGGCGGTTAGTCCTGCCAGTCTCGCGCTCGATCTTCCGCGCCTTGCGCCATGTATGTCCCAGCGTCCTCCAGCCCTTCCCTGTAAGCCATCGCCCAGATCTCATATGATTCCTCTCCGTTCGGAAACTGATCGGGTATGATCCACCCAAGGTAGGAGGTCGGGCAGTGATGCTCCTGCTGAAGCAAGTTTCCGCAGCTGAGTGCTGCCTTATATGCGAATTCTGCTAGCTGGTCTTGTGTTATTGTTGCCATGCCGAGATTATACTCCAGAAAAGAATTAAACACAAGATCTTTTTGCATAAAAACACAAAAAAAACCGCCTCGCCCAGACCTATGAAAACTGGACGAGACGGATAACCCGTCCCCCCAAAACAAAAACGGGGACGGGCGACACACAACACCATTAGAAAACTGATTTGGCTAGCTGGTAAGCGGTCGCCACGCGACCCTTCACCTTATTGATTCCCGCAACGTGCAGAGTGCGGAATTTGGTCTTGCCTCCATCGTCGAGATCTTGAACCTCGCCTTGGATGAAGCGACGACCCGATCCCTTGGCGTGACCAACGTGATCGATAGACTTGATCACGAACTGACGAACGCCGTCATTCTTGACAGTGGACTCGTCGCTGTTGAAGTAAGTCACAACGCGATTGGTAAGCTTACTCTTGAGGTCTTGACCACTCAAGCCATAGAGAGAGTGATCGAAGCGGGTGGTGGTGGTGGTAGTGGTATTTGTCATAACGAGAGAATTATAGTCTAGATTTGGGGTTGGTGCAAGGATTATTTTGATCTTTTTTAGAGGTAAGAAGCGACAGAAACAAGGGCTTCGGCCTCTACTCTCTTGGCTGCGCGTTTGGCTGCGCGGATATCGAGGAGGGCTTTAGCTGCTTGCTCGCGGGTGATAGCTTGGAACTTGTATCTGCTCCACTGACTATTTTTTACAGAGATGTGCAAGTAGGTCATGCCAGTGCGATAGACCGAGAGAATGAGATGCTTGGTCTTGTAGGTGCGGAACTTTGGTGATGTAGTGGTGTCGGACATGGGGATATTATACAGGAGAATCTCACAAAAGAAAAGCTTTTTCTGCATAAAAAAGAAACTTTTTTTCGATTAAAAGTGTTGACACGATGGCTTGTTTTGGTATGGGAGAAACCTTCGTAAGTCGTTGATACTCAAGGAGTTACGGGCGGCGGCGGGGCGCTTCGCCGTAACTCGTTGATACTCAGTGAGTTACAGCGTTTTTTTCATAGCATAAAAACTCAACGTGTCAAGTATTTTTTTTTGGTGGATGGCGGGGGGATCGAACCCCCATCCGCGACTTGCGTCCCGTCGAAACCATTGGCCACCCAACTTTTTACTTGCCGTAAATCATGCGGAGTTCCGCCGAGGCTTCGGTGATGATCTCGGCAGTCACGCTTTTCGGATCTTTGCATGCATCCGCGATGCCCTTGCGGATGATACTCTTTAGTTTTCTCTCGCGCATCAACTCCCCGATGTGATGAGGGAAGAGAATGGGATAGGTGATAATCAAGATCGCTTTTCCCATCGGGGACTGATATTTAAAATTGTGCATATTCATGTTTTTATATTCTTACTTGTTTTCTTTTTGAAGGTTAAGGAACCACTCCCTTTGTTCTTTTTGGAATTCTTTACAGTCTTCCACAAACTGACCAGAAACCTGAACGGTCTCTTCTGCCAATTTGTCCCATGCTTCTTCTGCTTTGGCCATTGCTGCTAGTGCTTCTTCGGTTGCGGTCATGTGTGAATTTTACTTTATTTTTCTGATTGGTGCAAGCTCTTTTCGTATAAAAAGAAAACTTTTTTTAACGGGGAGAGTAAAAGCGACCGTAAAGAATTTCCAGCCTTTCTCTATGCTTGGAAGCCCACGAAGCCTTACGGTTTTCGAACTCCTCGACGCGAACGAACTTCCCTTCGGGGAAAGCCCAGTGTTCGCCATTCTTGATCTGCTCAACTCTTTTTGCGTCGGCAGTCTCACCCCAAACAAACTCTTCGCCTTCGGCGGTTTTCGAGATGATGACGAAACTCTTGGTTTCGTCTGCGTGCTTAATTTTTCCTCCTGAGAAGTATATCGTTGCCATGCGTGTATTTTAGCGCAGATTCACACAAAAGAAAAGGTTTTTCTGCATAAAAGTACGATTTATTTTGAGTTGTAATACAAGCCCCCGATTAATATAAAAAACACTTGACACGATACCGCGCAGAGTCGGGGGGGGAGTCTTTTTTCAAAAACTAAACCATTAAATTATCATAGTTAGGCGTTGGATGGAAAAAAATAGCGGGGTTATTTTGGGGAAAAGTGCATGTCCAAGAAAAACCAGAATAAAAAAATAAACTAATATGCCGCGAATATAATACATAAAAACGTGTAGTATAAAGTATGACATATCGGAATATGGCGGTGAAAGTTAATGGGGGTGATCCTATTATGGGGACGAGGGTTGGGGTAGATTTCTCCACTAAAAACCAAGTAAAAAGACAATTGGCCGCGAATATCGACTCTAATGATCAGTTGAGGTTTAATGGTGATGTTGACTGCAAGATTAGCGTGGATTTTCTTGTGAGGAGTAGTGATCTGAGTTACAATGGTTTAAATTTTTTCTCTGATTTGTTTCATGGGACTGGTAAAGACACAATGCTGGTGAGTGTTGGAGGTAATAATTACAGTGAGTGTTATATAGATAGCTTTAATGCTACGGTTAAACCGTTTGAGCCTGTGATGGGTAATGTGACTTTTAGCAGTTACAATCCTAGTAGTGCTGGCACGATAACTGGGGTGATAGATAATAACACTAATACACTTTTGGGTGGTAATGATTTTATATATGGTCATGATTGCAGTTTGGTTGGAACTGGCAATGTGGTTAGGTCTAATATGCTTAGTGAATTAACTTATACAAAAACATATTCAAGAAGCCCCGTTTATACGATAGGTTCAAAACACGCTACTAATCATTTAGTGGACGGAGTAGAGGTTGATATGACCGTGCAGTCTACAGGTCTGAATTCGTTTATTGATTTTAGCGGTAGTAAATTAACAAGTACTTTTGGGGTATTGTTGGAAGATGTTCAGAATAGTGGAGTCCACTTCGATTCTGCTGATGTTGATTTAACAGTGAGTGCTGGGGCGCATGTGACCGATGAAGGTTATTCTGTTGATGGGGGAGGAACTTTAGTCACAAAAGCCACCATTAAAGAAGTTATTCTATAAAAATAAGTGTAATTCTATGTATGCCCCGAAAAAAGGTTGCTAAGGAAAAAGAGGTTCCGTTTGAGTTGCTAGCGGATTTTGAGAGATCAATAAAGTTTAATAAAAGAAATTTTAGATTCACCCCCAAACAAAAGAAGTTTTTAGACCTTATACTAAACGAAGAGTCTAAGATTATTTTTGTTTCTGGCCCTGCGGGAAGCTCAAAGACTTACATGTCCCTATATGGGATGTTAAAATTATTGGAGGAGGATTTCTCTAAAGATATTTTATATGTTCGAAGTATTGCTGAAAGTGCTGATACGGGGTTGGGCAGCTTACCCGGGGATATTGCAGACAAGTTTGATCCTTTTTTGTGTCCACTTTATGACAAAATGGAAGAAATCGTCGCTTCTGGAGACGCGATCTACTTAAAACAACGCGAAAAAGTATCAGCGGTCCCAATAAACTTCCTTCGTGGAGCGAGTTGGCAGAATAAATTGGTTTTCGCAGATGAAGCGCAAAATTTTACATTAAAAGAGTTAACTACTTTGATCACTCGCATAGGTGAAGACAGTAAAATAATTATTGGAGGTGATTTTTTTCAGAGTGATATCAATGGGAAAAGTGGATTCAGACCCATGTTCGACAAATTTAATGATGATGAATCTAAAGAGATGGGGATTCACACATTCAGCTTCAATGAAAGCGATATTGTCCGTAGTAAAATACTAAAATTCATTATTAAGAAGTTGGAAAGTGAAAAATAGTGTAATTACTTATTAATTTTGATATAATTGTAAGATGAGTCACATATTTTGTTATAGTTGTGGGGTTAAGATTGAATATAATTTTGCTAAACCTAATTTTTGTTCTAAATGCGGGGCAAGTTTTGGAGGGGCGCAAAAATCTCAAGCTGCGGTGGAGCAGGTTCCCAATCAAACCAAAGCCTCTGTAGTTTCGGATGACGAAACTGATGCAGAGTTCGTTCCGCAATTGAGAGGGTTACAGGTCGAAATTGAAAAACCTAAAACTTTCACCATTGGCTCTTTAGCGGGTCAGAATACACCTCCCGACTATAAAGGGAAAGGTTCTTATGATCTGAATGATTTCACTTCTAAACCTTGATGCCTGACAAGAAGAAGTATGAAGACTACCAAGACATCATAGATCGCGCCGTTAAAAAGCAGAGATCAAGGTGGCGTTTAGACGCTATCAAGTGGTTTGACTTTGAGGATGTTGAACAGGTGGTAAAATCACACATCGCCCAAAAGTGGCACATGTGGGATCAGTCACGCCCATTGGAACCGTGGCTTAGTCGTGTAATCACCAATAGGATGTGGAACCTTATAAGAAACCATTATGGATCTTATATCAAACCTTGTTCGACATGCATACATGCGCGGGATGAATCATGTGCCAAAACGATAAGTGGTAACCAAGATGTTTCGTGCAAAGATTATGCTAAGTGGTCAAAGAAGAAAAGATTTGGACTAGAATTGAAAACTGCATCTAGTCTGGATGATGCTGAGAATGTTATAAACGTTAAGTGTAATTCATATTTTGATTATGATGCTGATACACGGAAGCTTAACGATAAAATGCTAAAAAAACTTGGAGAGAAACAATACGGGGCATATCATATGTTATATTTCGAGGATTGTACAGAAGAAGATGTAGCAAAGTATATGGGGTATAAACTGTCTGATACTAATCGTAAGATTGGCTACAGACAAGTAAAGAATCTCAAATGTAAATTTCATAAGATTGCAGTAAAAATTTTAAAAGATGGAAGGGATTAGTAATGGATTTAACAGATGATCAAAAAGAGTATATAAAAAACAATGTGAATAAAGTCACAAATTTAAATGAACTCACCCAAAAATGTTTTAGGGATGATGATTTAGATGGTCGCACGAAAGAGGGTCGGGCTGTTCGAAAATACTTAATAGAGAATAATATTGATTATAAAACAACCCGCCGCAAACCACAGGACAAAATAGAACTAAACGATTCTCAAAAAGAGTTTATTATCCAGCAAGCTCAGGAGGGAATGTCGTCTTTGGAGATTGCCAAGCTTATATTTCCAGAAAAGAGAGTAAAGCCACTAAGCAATGAGCAGAGAACGGTTCTGGCGCACATCAACGAGGTCAATCCCGATTTCGTCCCATCGCAAGACTCCGCTGCCGTAAATGATTACGTCCCGCCCAAAAGCCCAAGTCGTGTGTTAAAGAAAATCAATGATGCTACAGGATTAGCGTTGGATGATGGAAAACTAAATAGACAAAAGCAAGTCTGTATAGAAAAGCTTCAAATCAATCTATCCAATAGTAGATTTTTAAAAATCATCAATAATTATCTTAATAAACAGGACAGAGAGTTATTCGAACAAGAATTTATTCGTTTGAGTTGGGACAAGCCCGATTTAACCGCAGACGAAATCAATCTGTATCTGAACGTATGCAAAGAGGTCATTAACTTGGAAGTCGTCTCTGCACACTTGAACAAGCTTAATGAGATGTTTGACGTTGCTGATGACCAAACCGAAATGACCGTGCGTCTCGCGGAGATCATCAAAGCTAAATCACAAGAATATCATCAATGTGAGACCCGCATTGAGAACTTGACGAAGAAGTTACAAGGTGACCGTGCTGAGCGCATGAAGAAGAGCCAAAAACAAAATGCGTCATTTTTGGCCATCGTCCAGATGTTTCAAGAAGAGGAAGAGCGGAAGAATATGGTTCGCATGGCAGAAATGCAAAAAAAGTTAATTAAGGAAGAAGCTGAGCGGATGGAAGGGATGGCAGAGTGGAAAGCGCGAATCTTAGGTATTAGTCAGGACGATGCAATTTGAATGTAAAGAGTGTGGCCAGACGTTCGATACGCAACGTGGTCTACATATGCACATCAAGAAGCACGATATGCTTCTTGGTGATTACTATGTCAAACACTATCCACGTTTCGACAGGCTGACTGAAAAACCTGTCGAATTCAAAAACGCCAAGCAGTACTTCTCTACAGATTTCAACACAACCAAGAACATGAACCTCTGGTTTGAGAAAGCGCCCAAAGATGAGGTAAAAAAATATATATTGGAGAAATTTAAAAAAAGAATAGAAAACAAGAACCTCACACACGCTCCATCGAGCCTGTATTTGAAGACGGGCGATTGGCCTACGCTGGACATCATAAAAAAGCTGTTCGGCGGTTACAACGCATTCTGTGAGCAAGTCGGGGTAAGTCCTGCGTATGGGAGTAATATATGTAAAGAGTTTTTTGAAGATTATAGCAGTGAAGAGGTTTGGATCGACACAAGAGAGAATAAACCTCTAAACTTTAAAAATTCTTATGTTTTTAAACTAGACTTCGGTGATTACACCTTACCCCCGAAAAACTATACCCATACTCATGCAGAAAGAAAGTCATTCCAAGATTTCGCCGCTACCGTAACAAATGGTTATGCTAGGTTTGTGAGGGAGATAGAAAGATGCCAAAGTTTGGGGTGTTTCTTATTTATCGTTGTTGAGGCGGATTATAATCAAATTTATAAAACAAATAGTGCTGCTTACAAAAAATTCAATATGGGATTTGTGTTTAGCAGAATGAGGTCTATCGAAGCTCAATTTAGTGACTGTTGTCAATTTGTGTTTAGTGGGTCTAGAGAAGGCAGTGAGGAGTTAATACCCAAGATCCTCTGCTGTGGTAAGAAGCTATGGAACGTTGACTTACAGTATTTTTGGGAAAAAGAATTAGAAAAAAATGGCTTGGATAGAAGGCAATCAAGACCTGTACAAGAAGTTCAAAGAAGTAAACCAAGAGATACTTTCCAAAGAAGGATACATCGAAGAAGGAGAGGCTAAGCTTTTACTTTATAAGTTTTTAAGAGATAATCCATCTTTTGCTTGTGAGTTATTCACAGGTGTAAAGCTATTTCCGTTTCAGCATATGGCTATTAAGTCTATGATGGAGACGGATTACTTTTTGGGGATATGGAGCCGTGGTATGAGTAAATCATTCTCCACTGCTGTGTTCGCAATTTTAGACGCTATCATGAATCAAGGCGTACAGATAGGAATCATATCTAAATCATTCCGTCAGTCCAAGATGATCTTTAAGAAAATTGAGGATATCGCTAGAAGCCCGAAAGCTGAGTTTTTATCTCAATGCATAACTAGGACATCAAAAATGAATGATGAATGGGTTATGGAGATAGGCTCTAGTAGTATCAGAGCTTTACCTCTAGGCGATGGCGAAAAGCTCCGAGGTTTCCGCTTCCAACGTATGATTATTGACGAACTACTCCTCATGCCTGAGAAGATCTTTAATGAGGTTATCATGCCATTCCTTTCTGTTGTTGAGAACCCTACTGAACGTCAAGAGATTTATGATCTAGAAACCCAGATGATCGCGGAGGGTGAAATGACGGAAGAGGAAAGAAAACGGTGGCCAAATAACAAAATTATTGGTTTATCCTCTGCATCGTATAAGTTTGAATATTTGTTTAAGCTTTATCAGCAATATGAATCCCTAATCATCAATGAGAATAAACAAGATGGCGCTCATAGGGTGATTATGCATTTTAGTTATGATTGCGCCCCTGCACAGCTGTATGATCAAAATTTGATTAATCAATCTAAATCGACAATGAGTCAGTCTCAGTTCGACCGAGAATTTGGAGCTGTATTCACAGATGATAGTTCTGGATATTTCAAAGTCAGTAAAATGGCTTCATGTACTCTCCCTGATGGTGAAGGGCAGTGTGTCGAGGTGATTGGCGATCCTGCCTCTAAATATATCCTCGCATTTGACCCTTCTTGGTCCGAGAGTGAAAGCTCAGACGATTTCGCCATACTTTTGATAAAGATCCACCCAGAGACGAGAAAAGGTGTCGTAGTGCATAGCTACGCCGTTTCTGGCTCAAACCTACAGACTCACATTAGATACATGGCTTATCTGCTGACTAACTTCAATATTGAAATGGTGGT